TGTACACAGGTGCAGAAGGATCATTGTCTACGGGAGAGAAACCTCTTCCAGGACGACCTCAGTGTAAGGCTAAGGCCCGAGTGAGGAATTTTAAAAGTACGCCTCATTTTGAAGAGAAATCTTCGAGACGCAAAGGTAAGCGATATACTACAGGAGTCACAAGCAGCAAAGTTTCTGATCCTACAGAACCGTTAGTAATGAGTACAAGTAACGAGCCCATTCAATTGGGCGACATTCCGACACCCGCAGTGGAAGATGTCAAAAGAGGCAAAAAGATATTGAACAGCCCAATGCTGTCCAATCAAGCCAGACGATGGTTGACCAGAGCGGTCGACCCCTTCCATGATGAGATGATGGAGCCTGCGGGTTATCCAGATCTCATGACAATCGGAACTATAGTCCAGGAAATCAATTTGACTACCACTGTCATGGCGCCCCCCGGCGTTACTGGCAACTGGGATTGTCATATATTTAACCTGGCCCATTTCGCCGCAGCCACCGGAAACATTGGTGACAACTGCTGCGTATGGAGTCCGTCCACAGGTCAAGTAACGACCTATGGCGGTTCTGCATCTTATCCCAATTCAGGACTAAATATCCTGTCTTGCGAGACTGGTGGACAGCTCTTGCCAACGCAAGACAGTCTCCCCATCTCTACTAATTTGCAGACACAAAACCTTACCCCTCTCAAGTATATGATGGGAAGGTGTAGAGTAGTAGGCATGGCCTTCGAAGTGGTTAACACCACGTCAGAACTAAACCTCCAGGGTTTGGTCACTGCATATCGAATGCCTCAACAAAGGCAACAATCGTTGTTTTGTGGCCTTTCTACTTCTACAGCTGGCGTCGTATCACTCGATGCCCGCATTATGACGCTCTTCAACTCCCCGCCGACAAGCGTTAGCGAGGCCCTCGTGCTGCCATCCTCTAAACAGTGGGATGCTAAACGCGGGGCGTATGTTGTTTGTACTCAAATGGGTGCTGATAACCCAATCACATCCGTTGATACAATGAGCGTCTTTTACTCCGCAGGTGGTTTTTGGAATAGCGTGGCTAATCCTGGCTTATGCGGCTTCGGCCAATTTAGTCAGAACATTAGTCAAGGCGGTTCCAACAACTTTACGACCAAGTATTATGCTCCTTACAACACGTCGGGTGTATACTTCAGCGGTCTGTCGAACCCAACGACACTGCAGGTCAATTACAAGATTATCTTAGAGTCGATACCAAATCCTCGTGATATTTTTGCAACTATGGCCAAACCTGCGACACCGTATTCGGTTGAAGCAATTCGACTCTACGGCGAGCTAATTGAACACTTGCCCGTTGGGGTTCCCTTTGATGAGAATCCAAACGGCGAGTGGTTCTCCACGGTTCTTGGGGTACTTGGAGAAATCGCGTCCTTAGGCAGTCTGGTTAATCCCATGTTTGGATTAGTCGGGCAAGGCTTCGGCTTGGGAAAGAAGGTCTACGATCACATTTCACACGCCATGGACAAGAAAATCAAGGATAAGGCTCCGGGAAACAAAATCATGATTCTCGATCGGCCTAGATCCGAGCCTAAACATAAACCCGACCATAAAGTCAAGAAAGACAAAGGTCAACATGGTGGTTCCAAGTCGAAAGACAAGGACCATAAGGCTAAACACAAAAAGTAACGGCAACGTTGCGACTCAGGTAAAGAGAATAACACCGATCACTTGAATAGCAAGAAGCGAAC